AGCCTGTAGGCGAACCTGCAGCTGAGCTTGTAGTCCCGCGCCGCTTGAAACCTTGACCTGGCAGCCCCGGTAGACCTACGATGGTGGCAACATCGCGCAGGATTTCCCTGCGCGCAGTCCAGGAGATGACACATGGCAGACGAAGGAATCCTCTATGCACGAGTCAAGCCGTACAACCCCAAGCGTGGGTACCTGGTACAGCGCATCCACGTCAAGTGCCTGGGCAGGACAATCGAAGGCGGGGACGGCAAGCAGCGGCCCATCGAGTGGGTTCAGATAAGGCCCGATCAGGCCCAGCTGCTGCAGACCTACCGGCAGGATGCTCAGGACCCCGACGCCAAGCTGGTCTTCGACATCGTGACGCTGGAGCAGCGCCAGGCCATCGACAGGGCCGAAGACGCTGTCCGCCTGGCTGGGGGTAGCTCCGCGCCGCAGGCACGGAAGGCCCCCAAGGGCCGAGTCACCGACGTGCGCCGAGGCGATGGGGTGGCGGACGCCGGAGAGACCGAAGAGGAGCTGAACCGGCGCAAGCACGTCCTGGAAGGCAACGAGCAGGAGCTCAACGAGGCCACGCACACCACGTCCAACCCGACGCTCATCGCAGGTGCGGAAGCCTTCATCCAGGATCCGGCAGTCGTCGGGCGCATGCAGGCCCTGAGCGGACTCGACAGGAGCACGAGCTCGAGCTCGAGCTCGAGCTCGAAAACCTCTGCCCCTGCCAAGGATGACGCTCCCGAAAAGGACGCCGACGAGAGGCCCACCAGTCCCGCGGTCAACCTCGCACCCATCGACACCCGACCCAAGCGCCGCGGAGTGCGTACTCGGACGCAGCCGCGCGCGGCCACCGACCTGCCGCCCATGGAAGAGGGCGCCGACATCAATGAGGCCATCGGGAATCAGCCTGCAGTGGACCCTGACGGCGACGACTAGGTGAGGCCATGATGCCGCAGGAACAGGCGGGTCCAGGCACAGGTAGCGGACCGCGGGCGCTGGGTCCCTCCGTCGACGGAAGGCGTCCGGACAAGAGCTCGGTCATCCTGTGGCGCAACGGGGTCGAGGTCGCGCTGAGCGACCTTGACACCTCAGCCTACGTCTACTTGAGGGGAGTGGCCTACGCACGCGGCAAGCAGCTTGGGCCCACAGACTACGAGCTCGTCTTCCATGACCCGGGGGGCCTCGTGGAGAACCTGGTCGTGGACTTCACCAACGACGTCTGCGCGCGGTACGCAGACGCCATCCGACGTCTGAAGAAGGTCATCCTCAAACCGCCCAGGCGCGAGCGCGGGTACAGGTTCTAGCCATGAAGGGCATCTCGAAGGGTGAACAATCCACGCTGGCCAACCCTCGGCTGCAGCTGCTGTCTCGGTCGGGGGGCTTCCTGCAAGACATCCACTCAGGGTCGTACATCATCCAGGACATCCGCAGCGCGGATCCCGTCGAGAAGGTGAGCGTGACGTCCATCCACACCACGAACGACAAGCTGGGCACCGGCCGGTACGTCTTGAAGACGGGGGACACGGCAGCCTGGTCGCTGGGCACCTACCGAGTCGTGGTCAGCTTCAAGCTCAGCGAGACGGGCGCAACGCACACGCAGGTCGTCGAGTTCGAGGTCCTCGACGCAGGTGACTGGGTTACCGGCCAAGGCTACATCGGCTACATCTCCACCAGGCGGATGCTGCTGGACAAGTTCGCCGACCTGCCGACCATGACCATACCGGAGATGCACAGGCTCATCCGGGAGTACTCGCAGCTCATCACGCAGTGGACAGGCCGGATGGGCTTTCACCCCATCTACACCACACTGAAGGTGGATGGCTCGGGCACCTTTCAGCTGCTGCTCGACGAGGCCATCATCGCCATCGACAAGATCACCGACGTCGAGGGCAACGCGTACGACAACACGGCCTACAAGGTGTTCAATCGGCACCTCGACAACGGCCCCGATGATCGCTACAACCCCAAGCTCGCGCGCTCAGGGTCCATCTGGCCCGAAGGCCGCCAGAACGTCTGGATCACGGGCGTCTTCGGCTTCACCGAGCCAGAGGCTTGTGAAGGCACGGAGCAAGTGTCGTTAGGGTACACGCCCGAGGAGCTCGGGCGCGTCGTTGGAGTGCTCATCAGCCGACGGGTGCAGGACCCGCAGCTCACTGATCCCACCGTGGCTGCACCTGGCAACGTCGTGTCCATGAAGACGCGGGACCAAGCGATCACCATGGGTGGCGCGGCCAGCACTGCAAGCGCGGGAGCAGGCTCATCCTCGATGACTGGGGATCCCCTTCTCGACCAGATACTGGTGCGATTGGCCCGACCGGTCTTCGCAGCGTACGCCGGTCGGGGATTCAACCCCACCGACACTGGGAACGTGCTGTGAGAGTCCCGCTCATCAGCCCCATGACAGTGGTGGTCACGCAGTTTCTGCCTGCCGAGACGTGCGCGCAGGATCCTGCCGGAGACTCTACCGTGGGCTACGACCCCGACTTTAGGGAGCCCGTCGCGCTGCAGACCGAGGGGGGCCAGCCCGTCACCGACACCAGGCAGTACGGTGACGAGATCAAGTTGCCCTGCCAGGTCGAGTTCAAGACCTACGAAGAGCTCCAGATGGTCGAGCAGGGCGACAACGGGATCTCCAAGGTCGCCCTGGTGCTGCACCGACGTGACCTGCTGCGGCTGGGCCTCATCGACGACAACGGCAACATCAAGCTCAAGAAGGGCGACAAGATCATCCGCTTCGAGAAAGCGGGTCGAACCACCCTGGTCCCCAACGCAACGCTCTACTTCTACCGCATCGACCCGGCATCGCAGGGATTTGGCCCCGACGGGTACGACTTGCACATCGTCTGGACTTCCGACCGAACCTCGAGCGTCTACGGCAGGTGATGCCGTAGAATGTAGGGAACAGGTCGGAGGAGTGACGTGACAATCAGCATAGAGCTCACCTTCGACCCTGAGGGCACTCTGCGGAAGTTTGCAAAGAGACTCACCGCGGAGGCAATCATCAAGACGCACGAGAAGGCCCTGCAGGCAGCGGCCAAGGCTGCCGTGAAGATCGTCAAGGACGAGTACCAGAACGCCGAAGACCTCCGCACCTGGGGCACGCTGGAGGTGTACCAGCAGGGCAAGGCAGCCTCGAAGACGGGCGGGACCCAAGAGCGCCGCACGTACCCCGGGGCTACGTCCATGGTGCGCACGGGGCAAGTGAAGGACAACGTCACCTACAAGAAGACGGGACGAGGCACGAGCGTAGCCTACACTGTCTTGGTCAGACCAGGACGGCACAACAAGGGCGACCCGGACGACGCTCAGATGGCCCTGGAGATCATCGCCTCGCAGCTCGAGGAGCCAGTGATCACGCAGGTGCCCCTGACTATGCGAATGAATGCCTATCTGCATGCGCTGCAAGACGGCACAGCAGGGCGCGCGTCTCGCCGTGCGCCTGCGAGCGATCCCGGCGGCCTCGTAGGGAAGGGGTTCGTGCTGGTCACCCCCAGGTCCCGAGGAGTCTGGCGCAAGGCAGCCGACCGCTTCGGGGAGATCGAAGCGCCGGTGGCGCTCGTCTGGACCCGCCACTTTCTGTGGGAGTAGAGATGACCTCGCCGGTGCGCGACGCCCTGCTGCAGGCGGGGCTGCTGAGCCGCCTGGAGGGCCTGAAGCGAGAGGTGGACGGCATGCTGGAAGCCGTCGAGGGCGTGCGCAGCACGTGCAACACACTCATCGATGCCATCGAGAACCGCATCGCGGGAGCCTCGCGGAGGCTGAGGCTGCTTCGAGAGTACGTCGAGGGCAAGGCGGAGGAGCCGCCTCTTCCTCCCTCCCCTCCCCCATAACCCCGCCTTCCTTACCTGTCAGGGTACACTTATTGAAACGGCTTGTCAAGTGCAGATGCGTGTGGAAGTTCTAGCCGGGGTTGCCATCAGAAAGGTAGAGTAGGGCATGGCTGTTCCCACCATCGTGTCTATCAGTCCTGCAACCGGCCTGGCGCAGGGCCACTGGCTCGTGACCATCACCGGCACGAACTTCCGGAACCGAATCGCAACGCTCGGTCCGCCCGTGGCCCTACCTGAAACGGTCAAGGTGATCATCAACGGCCGGTCCGCGCTGTGGGCCGGAGCCAACTCACCCACCGAGATCGTCGCTCTGGTGCCTCCTTCGCAACAAGATGCCAACGCCTACCCCGAGACGTTTCCTGCGGTCGATGTCACCGTCCAGAACCTGGACGACGCTGGGGTGCTCATCCCAACTGAGACAGTCACGAGCACGGGTGCGCTCACCTACATGCGAACGCAGATCGGTGCTCCGGCTGCAGTGCCTCCTCTGCAGCAAGTCATCCGGATGTTCCTGTTGCGCCTCAGACGGAATCTGTGGAAGGGCGCAGTCATCCGCACTCACCCTGACTTCTCCGACGGCGAGCTCGACTACACTTCTCTGGCTGTCTTGCCCATGGTGGCCGTGAAGGTGGAGATGCCCAGGGACAAGGACTGGTCGCAGTGGGACAACGAGAAGGTGCTCAGGGACACCCGCGGCACCAAAGGGTACTACGAGCAGTACCGCCCGTCGCGGACCTATGCGCCCATCTTCAGGTTGGTCGTCGCCGATGAGCACCAGGGGGTCGCACATCGCATGCTGGATGGCCTCCTGGGAGACTTCATGGATGAACCCGACCTGGTCGTGCCGGGCGATGTCAGGTGGTCAGCTGAGGAGAACAGCTTCCCCGTCGACATCCTGGACGAACCCAAGACGGTGGCTGTGGTAGGCAACGCGGGCGTGGAGGCTTTCTCTCTGGCCTTGCAGGTGCGCGGAGTTCCGCTCATGCCTGGGCAGCCTATGGCTCAAGTGTACGACATCGCACAAGTATACTTGGCCATGGCTAACACCGTTCCAACGCCCGCTGCGGTGGAGGCCGAACAGGTCCTGGTCACCTACTGAGGATGTTGCCGAGGCGCCGCCCCGCGAGCTAGCATGAAGCCTGGAAATTTCCCGAGGACTGGAGGCTAACGTGCCGAAGATCCAGCTGCAAAATGTCACCTCGCAGCCCTTCGAGTTCACCGAGTACCACGACGTCGTGTGCCGCCGTCGTGATGCGTGCAAGTGCGCCATCAAGCATGCGGTGGGCCCGAATGGCAAGAACGTGTCCAAGCACCTCCCGAGGAGCTTTCGGGTCGCTGCTGGGAGCATCTCGGAGCCGGTGGATCGCGAAGTGCTGTACGTGCAGCATGTCGCGGACCTCGTCAAGGTGGGCAAGCTCGTGATCGTTGATCTCGAGGCCCCGCCCGTGAAGGAGTCGTAAGATGACATTCCCCGCTGGCGCGTCGAAGACTGAGCTTCGGGACATCCAGCCGACCAACCAGGGCTTGCCCTCACGGCCCACGGACGTCGTGCGGATGATCGGTATCACCCCCTGGGGTCCCATGGGCGTGGCCACCATCTGCACTGACTTCGATGAGTGGCAGAAGACCTTCGGGCCACACCTGGCCAGCTACTTCTCCTCGGTGATGGCCCAGCAGATGTTCCTGGCGGGCGTCCGTGAGCTCATCACCGTGCGCACCGCGCACTACGGAGCTGGCAGCGCTGTGCCCCTGACGGCGGCCAAGTCCAACAAGACCTTCCAGACAGGCGCAGGTGGGGCCACCAAGGCTTCGGTGACAGGCTCCCTCGTAGGCCCCTGGGCCCTGACCTCCGGCGACACCCTGAAGGGCAAGGTCGGTGGCGTGGCGGCGCCCGAACGCACCGTGACTCTGACGGCCACGGCTGCAGTCCGCGAGAACGCTCCGGCGGAGACCTACGCGCTGGTGAACGGTCAGACCCTGACCGTGAAGGTCGATCGGGAGAGCGTGGCGCAGTCCATCGCTTTTCTGACCGCTGAGTTCGTGAACATCGCGCTGGCCACGGCCGAGGAGGTGGCTGCGGTCATCAACGCCAAGATCGTCGGCGCTCACGCGACGGTGACCTCCGGGGGAACCAAGGTCACCATCACCTCCGACAAGAAGGGCTACGCGTCGTACGTCGAGGTCACCGGCGGCACGGCCAACGCCGTATTGCTCTTCAACGTGGCCGAGGTGCAGGGCACCGGCAACGACGGCGCAGGGCACAACTTCGACGACATCGCCTCGGTGACGTACAGCGAGCTCAAGGCGATGATCGAGGCCTCCTGGACCGACAACGGTGGGGTCACCGTCACGTCCTCCAGCGGTTACCTCAAGATCGAGACCAACAGCGCAGGGGCCGCAGCCAAGGTGCAAGTCCTGGCAGCCTCCACGGCCGACGACGAGATCGGCCTGGACAACGCCGAGCACGTGGGCTCCGATGGCGCGGCCGTGGACACCCTGAAGGTCTACGGCAAGTACGAGGGCACACTGGGTGACCTCGTCACCATCGTCATCGCCGATGCCTCCGACGGCAACGCCGAGCACTTCAACCTCAGCGTCTATCAGAACGGCACCCTCGAGCGCACCTGGGTCAACCTGACCATGGACTCGAGCGACTCGGAGTACGCCGAGACGGTCATCAACGGCGTCTCCGGCTGGATCACGGTCGAGGACAAGGACGCCGCGGGCACCACGCTGCAGAGGCGTCCTGCCAACGCGTCGGCGACGGCCCTGACTGGCGGCAACGATGGTCTGACCGCACTGGCCGACGTCGACTTCTACGGAGTCGAGGGCAACGGCACGGGGCTCTTCGCCTTCGACCTGCTGCCTGACGACGGCGACCTGCTCATCTCCCCGGACTGCACGACCGAGGGCTTCCAGGACGAGGCCACCGAGACCTGCAGGGATCACTGGAAGGGCAAGTGCATCTTCGTTCCGGACATCCCCGCGGGCTGCACCCACCTGACTGCGGCGGCCCATGCCGACCTGGTCACGGCCTCGGACGCGCGGCTGCCGCACCTGTGGCCGCGGGTGAGCATACCCAACCCGGACAAGGACGTGTACGGCACCGCTGACATCGTCACCGTGCCGACCTCGGGGCTGTACGTGGGTCGCATGGCCGCCAACACCAGGACCAACGCTGAGACCACGGCCGAGTGGACTCAGCCCGGCAACCAGATCTATGGCCTGCTCGAGAACGCCGTGGGCCTGGAGTCCGACACGGTGCTCAAGCCGAACGTGCGCGAGTACCTGGCAGCGCATCTCATCAACCCGATCATCAAGGGTCGCACCGAGGCCGGCAACTTCGGCGTCTGGGTCAACGACGTCATGCCGGGCACCAAGGCTTCCCTGTGGAACTCGGTCGGCAACATCCGCGGCGTGGCTCACCTGCGCAAGGTGCTCGAGGCCTACTTCGAGACTCAGCGGACTCAGCCCAACACGATGGACGCGCGGTACATGGACAAGTACCGCATCGAGTCGCACCTGGCAGGGCTGTGCTCGCGGGGGTGCTTCGCGACCAGGTCCGCCCCCGACGCCTTCTACGTCAACACGGACCCCGAGGGCACGGGGATCAACAACCCCGCCGAGCAACGTGCGCAGCGGTACCACAGCGTGGTCGGATTGGCCATCGCCGAGCCGAAGCGGTTCATCGACATCGGCTTGACCAGAGACGACCGAGCGGTCGAGAGCTGGATTCAGAAGCAGATGGCGATGTAACCGGGCGGAGCTCGAGCTCACGCTCAGTCAAGTCAAGGAGCGAGACACAACATGCCGACCATGGGTTCCTACCGAAAGCTCTACCCCCGGTTCAAGTTCCTGGTGCACGTGAACGGCATTCCGTCCGCGGCCTTCCAGAAGTGCACAGGGCTCAAGGTTACCTTCGGCGAGATGAAGTACTTCGAGGGTGGCGCGGCTGTGCCCTACAAAGAGCCCGGACTCATGGAGTTCGAGGACTGCACGCTGGAGAGAGGCGTGTCGCAGGACCAGGGCTTCTACAACTGGGTGCTCGACGTCGTCGACGTGATGAAGAAGTTGCCTGGCGGCACGGGCAAAGTGTCTCCGGACTTCTTCCGCGATGCCGTGGTCGAGCAGCTGGACCGCGATGACAAGCCCGCCATTCACTGGCAGCTCTTCTGGAGCTTCCCGAAGGAGTGGACTCCGGGGGAGTGGGACAACACCTCGAACGACCCGACCATCGAGACGCTGGTGATAGCCTACCACCATCACCGGCGCGTGACGCTGTAGGACGGAGAGCGCGGGCTCGGGCTTGAGCCCGAGCTTGGGCCCGAGCTCCCACTTTCGGCAGAGGGACTGAATCCCTCGCCGCAGTTAAAGGAGCAGAGCATGCTCATTGTGTGTCCATCAGGGTTGTCCTTCGAAGCAAGACGCTGGCGAATCGAGGATCGCAGGGTCCTGCTTGATCGCAAGGACAAGCGCCCTGTTCAAAGGCGCATGCTGGAGGTGGTAGCAGGTCCCATCGAGGACGTTGGACCTTATCAGGTCTTCGAGCGCGGCAAGAAGCCAGACTTCCTCAAGGTGGCCACTCTGGACCTCGTGGCTGCCCTCTACGACGTCCGGACGGCCAGCAAGCCCATCTACGTCTACGACGCCTGGTGCGAGCGCTGCGGGGCCAAGCTGGAGATGGAGCAGGACCTGCGAGTGTTGCCCCGGCGCAAGCCGTCGAGTGAGGCAGTCGATTTTCTGTCCACGGGTCAGCCCGTGGTTCGCCGCTACGGCGAGGTGGAGGTCGGGTACAAGTTGCCCCTGGGCGCGGACCTGCCCAAGCTCGAAGGCATCAAGGAGTTCGCCGAGCAGCTGAGCGCTTCGGTGGCCATGCACATCGCCTACGTACAGGCTCCGGGTGGAACGGCAGCAGTGCAGGACTTCGCAGCCGTGCGCAAGTGGTACGATTCCATCGACGATTGGGAACTGGCGCAGCAGATCGATCAGGACATCGATGCCATCGAGGGGGGCCTGGATACTATCATCACCCAGCGGTGCACCAGCGATGGTTGTGCCTCCGAAGTGTCCTTCCCCTTGCCGCTGGAGCTCGGTTTTTTCGTACCCAGCATGGAACCGCGCAGGAGCCGCTTGACATCGAGTGGTCCGAGCTCGAACGCTTCCGCGCTTCCATCCTCTACGGGGACCGCGCCAGCGCGCTGACGGAGGCTGGGTACCTGAATGTGCTCTTTGATCTCACACACAACGCAGGCGAGCTCGGGGGCCTTAACATTTCCCTCTCGGAAGCCAGGCAGCTCGAGGAGTGGGAAGCTGACGGGCTCTTGCGCCGACTGAGGCAGGTCCAGCGGCGCATAGCAGAAGCCAAGTCAGGCAAGACCAGCTTAGGAGGTGTAGAGGAGGAAGAGGACGCGTTTTTGCAGGGCTCGGAGCAGTTGCTGCAGGAGGAGTGAGTGACTCTCAACATCAACACTACTGTCAACCTCCGAGCTCCGGGTGCAGCCGCTGTCGCGAACAACCTCAACAAGGTAGCTGTCAGCGTCGGCAACGTAGGTCGTGCCGCCTCGGGTGCGCAGAGGCAGGTTCGCAATCTGGCTGGCGCCTTCGGTGCGATCTTCGCCGCGCGTGGTATCACACAGGTCATTCAGGGCCTTGTTGACCCAGCCGTTGCGTATCAACGCGCGCTGACTAAGCTCAACGTGCTGATCGGCTACAACGCAGGCGAGATGACTCGTCTCAAGGTGTCCATCAGCAGTATGGCCCGTGAGATGGGCTTCAGTCCGCAATCAGCAGCTGAGGCCATGATCAGTCTACGACGCACAACCCGCGACGCTGACTCTGCCATTCGTGCCCTGGGTCTGAGCATGAAGATCTCACAAGCCTTGGGGCGCGAGCTGGGCCCCGAGAAGGTGGCCGCTGAGATCATGGGGCCTCTAACGCTGAAGTACAAGACGCCCGAAGCGGCTTTCGCTAAGTACGATCAGTTGGCGGCAATGGCGCAAGAAGTTGGCGCCGACATGATGTTGTTCACCGGAGAAACCCTAAATCAACTGCTTAACACAGCGGAGCGTACTCATCAGCCTCTCGAGGAGCTTGCTCTCAGCCTGATGCTCATGTCTCGCGGCGGGAGTTCGGCGGCCAAGAATGCCACGCAGCTAAGTTTGGCCATGATACAGCTTCAGAAGCTGTCTCCAAAGCTGCGTGCAGGACTAGGTATATCCGGGATTACTGTCACTCCAGGAGCCATGATTTCTGCGACCGAATACGCGCGGAGGATCGAAGCGTCTGGAGTTCTGGGTTCGTTGGGCTTCAGTCGTGCGGCAGCCAAGGGCGGCGGTGAATCTATCGCCAAGATACTTCGCTCGCTTCAGGCAGAAGGGCTGCGCACGGGGGAATCAACTGAGGCTGTGTTGGCCCGGTATCACGCTGCTGGACGACGAGGCGGTACGACAGAGAGACGCGCTGCAACTTGGGAAGCAACGCCTGTGGCGGCTATAGCTAGATTCCAGGCGGCTACCGAGGCGCTGACGATAGCATTGGGTAGTTCGCTCATGCCGGCTTTGGCTACCATAGCCAAATACATGACGGATATCGGCAACGTCTTCGGTCGGTTGTTCTCTACAGGCGCGGGTGAAGTAGTTAGCTCCATGGCCGTCCGCTTCGCCGGGATCGGTGCAG